CTAGGGTACCAGTAACAGGTTCGTGACAGAATGATTATGTACTCGGCTCTTAACCGATGACGATGTGGGTTTGATTCCCACCGAACCGACCAACAGCAGGCTGTTCACTCCTCCGGCTCCAGAATCGCTGGTGTCTAAAGGCCATTGCGTTCGATATAGGTAACGAGACCTTCAAGTGAGTGTGAGGCTCACAATTATTAAATGCGGGACTGGTATATTGGCAGTGCCTCTTCCTTCCAAGTAGATGATAGGAGTTCGATTCTCCTGTTCCGCTCCAAACAATTCACGGTTGGGTTGTCGTTATCCCATCTTCGCTTTGAACGAAGACCACCTAGGTTAGACTCCTAGACTGTGATCCAATATACGCGAGTGGTGAAATAGGCAAACACACCGCTCTTAGAAAGCGGGCTTTAAGGGTTCGACTCCCTTCTTGCGTACCAATTAAATCGGGCGAGTCCCACCTTGCCCACCAAACAATACCTCTGTAGTTTAACGGCAAAACCCTACCTTTACACGATAGAGTTGGTGGTTCAATTCCATCCTGAGGTACCAGAATATGGGAGTAGTGTAATGGCAGCACTGTGGTTTCCAAGTCCACCAGTTAGGGTTCGAGTCCTTACTCCTGTGCCACATTGTAGCTAGTCCCACTAGGTGTGGGAATCTGACTGTTAATCAGAACGTGCTCCGTTCGAATCGGAGAGCTACAGCCAATTACCCGGAGGTAATCATGAAGACACTGTTGCTTGTTCTATCGTTGCTCTTTTCCAGTGCTGCCTTGTCGGCGGAACCCGAGCGATATCAGGTTCCTCTTTATTCGGCAAATGGTGAGATGTCTCTTATTACTCTAGTAGATAGTAACCCGAAGAATAACCCCCGAGCTGATATCTGTCTCAATACATGGACCGAACAGCGACAATCAATTCAATGTCTCTTCAAACATAAAGATGGCAAGACGGAGTGGATGGAAGTGTTCGGCGTCAATAGTAGCTCCTAATGAAAACTGCCTCCGGTGTTGAACTCTATCTCGATGGTGAACTAATAGAAGACTCAGACCTAGCGAGGCGAATCTTAGACGAGTTTGTAGAAGACTCTGATGAATATCTCCAGCATCAATACCCCTATAAATATAACAGGGCACTAAATGGAGAGTAAATACTTTAAGAACCATGAGCTGCGTTGTTCCCACTGTGGAGCAAACCTCATGGTTAAGTCATTTTTGGACTGGCTAGATTCTGTGAGAGAGGCTTACGGTAAGCCGATGAAAGTAACGTCAGGCTATCGTTGCCCAACACATAATGCGGCAGTCAGCTCAACAGGATTAACTGGACCTCATACAACTGGCAAGGCTATAGACATAGCTGTTGATCGTGCTGAGGCAATGGCACTCATCAAGATAGCAATGGAAAAAGGTGTGAGAGGATTAGGGGTGAACCAGAAAGGGAATGCCCGCTTTATTCACTTAGATATGATTGAAGATGGTAGACCTACAGTGTGGAGTTATTAAATGAGTTTCCTAGCTTTCTTACCCGTTGTTGACAAACTCTTAGAGAGAATCTTACCCGATAAGGCAAAGCGAGATGAAGCGAAGCTTAAACTCCTTGAGATGCAGCAGGCTGGTGAACTAAAAGAGCTGGACTCCCTAGTTGCCTCAGATGCTGGACAAACAGCAGTCAATGTAGAAGAAGCCAAATCAGAAAGTTTATTCAAATCAGGATGGAGGCCGGCCGCAGGATGGATATGCGTGTCGGCCTTGCTGTATGCGGGACTAGGAAAGGCTCTCCTTACTTGGTTCTCCTTGATGGCAGATGTGCCGCCACCTCCCGCAATAGATACTACCGAACTAGTGACGATGCTATTCGGGTTGTTAGGACTGGGGGCGTATCGCTCTCATGATAAAAAGCATGGAGTGAACTAAGATGCCAAAGGATTATAGTAAGAATGAAAAGTCTAAGGGGAGTGTGGACAAGCTTCACCAGCGTGGTCCAGAGAACGAAAGCCCTACTGAGCTTCCTTTTGTTCGTGACCCAAGTGTTGTTCATTATGCTGGTGGAAATCCTTCAGTCTACGATAAAGGATATTCAAAGACATTTGGTGGGAAGGGGAAGTAATGGAAAGGAAGGCTCGTAATATAGCTGTCTCCGCTAAGGAGAGGGCTATAGAAATCGCATGTAAGCGTCTGTCTGAGAGAGCCTTGAAGGTTCTTGAGCAGGCGATGGATGAGAAGAAGACTCCGGGCCTTGACTATCGTCTCCGTATCATGGCGGCTCAAGAGATTCTCTCACGCGCTTGGGGTAAGCCGAAGCAGGCTACAGAGGCTCAGATCAATATCGAGGGTGGAGATGCTCTCATTGATGCTCTGAAGGCCGCTCGTATCCGTGCGGGACTCCCCGGAGAAACAAAGGTTGGAGATATTGTAGAGACGCTGACCAAGCTTAATTAATGGCACAACTTAAACCGATTGGATCACTCAGAGATGTCACCCCGTCTGAGATACAGTTAGCTGATGATATCGCTAAGTTCTATGATGATCCTCTCGGTTTTGTTCGTTATATCTTTCCTTGGGGGACTGGGGAGCTTAAGGACCAGACGGGTCCGGACGAATGGCAGACAGAGTTCTTGGCTGCTGTCGGTCAAAAGATCAAGCAGACTGATATCAATACTGCTATTCGTTTCGCGGTTGCATCAGGCCACGGCGTCGGTAAAACGGCGCTAGTGGCTTGGATCATTCTCTGGTTTAACTCTACTAGACCTAAGCCCCAGATCGTTGTTACTGCTAACACACAGACGCAGTTAACAACTAAGACTTGGCGAGAACTAGCCAAGTGGCACAGACTGGCTCTGAACCGTCATTGGTTCATTTGGACAGCCACTAAGTTCTACCACACTCTCTATCCCGAACTCTGGTACGCATCTGCGGTTCCTTGGTCTAAAGATAACTCAGAAGCCTTCGCGGGAACCCACGAAACTAATGGCGTTCTCTTCCTCTTCGACGAAGCCTCAGCTATTGATGAAGTCATCTGGGAAGTTTCTGAGGGTGCTATGACTACTCCCGGCTCTATGTGGTTCGTATTCGGGAACCCAACACAGACTGCTGGTAAGTTCTTTGAATGCTTCCATGATATGGCGCATCGTTGGACCACATACCGTGTCGATAGCCGGAAGGCTAAGATGGCTAACCAAGAGCAGATCAAGGAGTGGATAGATGACTATGGAGAAGATTCGGACTTCATTAAAGTTCGTGTTAAAGGAGAGTTTCCTAGGCAGTCTTCTACTCAGTTTATTTCTGCCGACGTTGTACAAGAAGCTTCAAGAAGAAGTCCGGGAAGAAACGAGCACTACCCCAAGGTCATCGGAGTAGACGTAGCGAGATTCGGTTCGGACGAATCTGTAATCGTGATGCGTCAAGGGTTCAAAACCTCAACCCCTATCTCCTATAAACAGATCGACGTGATGCAACTTGCCGGTCGAGTTGTCGAATTAGTGAGAGAACACCCTAGATCGGTTGTATGTGCTGACGGTGTGGGCGTAGGAGCCGGCCTTGTTGACCGATTAAAGCAGCTTGGTATCCCTGTTATTGACGTACAGTCTGCTGAAAAGCCCTACGATGCTCGAACATACGCGAATAAGAGAGCCGAAATGTGGGGAAGAATGCGTGAATGGCTTATGTCAGGTGGCTCTCTACCTAATGACAAGGACTTACAGAAGCAACTTTACTCTCTTGAGTATGGGCTGAATAAGAAATTACAGATTTTGCTGCAATCGAAGGAAGATATTAGAAAGAGTGGCGGGGTATCGCCTGACAAGGCTGATGCACTCGCCTTTACTTTTGCCTATGATGAGGCAAAGATCATTGCTACAAACGCGAAAGCGCGTAATATCAGAAAGGTAACTTGGATATAATTATGAATGGACTAGCAACTACTTTTGTCGGCACTCCTCAGCTCAAATTGATGGCAGCGGCCAAGGAGAAAGAGGCGGCAGAGAAAGAAACTCAGTCTCTCAATGAGCAGACTGGGAGTAATCTTGCTAGCCATATCCGTACCGTCTGGGAAACCAACCGTAATGCTAGGGATTCGGTTAATACCCGTCTCCTAGAATGCTTAAGAGCCAGAAAGGGTGAGTATTCTCCCGGACAGTTAGCTCAGATCACCGCTAATGGTGGTGCTGATCCTGTCTTCCTCAAGTTAACTGGTACTAAGTGCCGTGCTGCTGTGGCTTGGCTCCGCGATATCCTTCTTCCTATCCAAGACAAGCCTTGGGAAATCGAACCTACTCCGGTTCCTACACTCCCAGAAGATATAATGGGATCAGTTGCTCAATCTACCTTCGATCAGATGACCCAGATGATCCAGCAGGGAGTCCAGCTTTCTCCTGAGGATCAGTATAAGTTTACACATATGGTTAAGGATAAGGTCCTTGCCGAAATTCAAGAGCTGGCTAATAAGTCTGCCGATAATATCGAGCTTAAGATTGAAGACGCTATGGCAGAGGGTGGGTGGAGCAAGGCCCTAGAAGAGTTTCTAGAAGACTTTGTTACTTATCCTTTCGCTGTTATCAAGGGGCCATACTATCAGACCAAGAGAGTCCTTAAGTGGGTTAATGGAGTCGCAGTCCCTACTACGGAGGTTGTTCTTTGCTGGCGTAGAGTCTCGCCATTCGATCTTTACTACAGCCCTTATGCCCGTACGATTCAAGACGGGGACCTGATCGAGCGTCTTCGTTACACGCAGGGTACACTTCACGATCTTATTGGAATGGAGGGATACAGCGAACAACATATTCGCGCTGCCCTTACTGATTACGCATACAAAGGGCTGAATACTTATCTTTGGTCTGACTTTGAAAGAGACTATCTAGAAAGTAGCAGCACATACTTTAAGTCTGACCGTACAACTATTGATGCCCTTCACTATTGGGGTTTTGTTCGCGGACAAGACCTGATTGACTGGGGCTACACAGGTAAGATTGATGATCCCCTGAAGATGTATCCAGTAGATGCGATCCTTGTAGGCGATCATGTTATCCGTGCTGAGATTAATAAGAACCCTCTACAGCAACGCCCTTATCACTCTGCTTGTTGGGATGCTATTCCCGGCAGTCTTGTCGGTGTTGCTCTTCCCGAACAAATGTCAGACCACCAGAAGATCGTTAATGCGACTGCTCGTTCGCTAACGACTAATCTTTCAATTGCCTCTGGTCCTCAGGTGTCGATCCTTACGGATATGATTGCTGAGGGTGAATCAATTACTAACGTTTATCCTATGAAGGTGTGGCAGATGAAGTCTAGTCTTACTGGTAATAGTGGTAAGCCTATTGAGTTCTTCCAGCCTGAAATCATAGCCGACCAGCTTCTAATGGTTATGCAGCGATTTGAAGAGAAGGCTGATGATGTGACTAATGTCCCTCGTTACTCCTATGGTAATGAGAAGGTTGGTGGCGCGGGATCAACTTACGGTGGCCTAAGCTTACTGATGAACTCAGCGGCTAAGGGTATCCGCCGTGCTATCGCTAATATTGACCTTAATATCATCCAGCCGACTGTCTATCAGTCTTTCCTTCACATCATGACTAAGAACCCTGATCCTAATATTCGTGGCGATATAAAGATTGTTGCCCGAGGTTCGGTGGCTGTACTTATCAAAGAACAGCAGCAAGCCAATCAGAAAGAGTTCCTACAGATCACCAGCAATCCTCTGGATATCGAAATCGTTGGTAAGAAGACTAGAGCCGAAATCCTCAGACAGATTGCTGATGGCATGAACCTTGATCTATCAACTATGCCTACACCAGAAGAGCTTGAGCTTGCAGAGATGCAGGAGAAGGCGCTGATGCAGGAGCAACAGAAGGCTGAGATTGCGGCTGCACAAGGACAAGGTGGTGGAGCAGAGATGCAACAGCAAGCTATGGAGATTGAACAGCAGGCCGCACAGGTTGAGCAACAGGCTCAGCAGGTACAGCAGTCCGAGGCTCAAGTACAACAGCAGGCTAAGGCTGTTGGCACACAGATGAAGGCTCTAGAGACTGAGGGTAAGAAGCTCAAGCAGTTTGAAAAGCAGATTGAAGATCAGCTTGCTCAGATCGCCTCAGAGAAGATTGCTCTTGATCTACAGACTAAGCAGTCTCTGGCTGATATCGAGAAGGCTAAACTTGCTCTCCAGTCTGAGGCCGCAAAACTTAAGGCTCTTGCCGACAAAGTAAACCTCATCCAAGAATCAAAGAAGGATGAGATGGCCGCTAAGGAGCCTGAGAAGGTTAAGGATGTAGAGTCTAATCAGCCTGTGATTGACAAAGCTATCGGTGAGGCTCTCTCGAAGCTGGCTGATGTTATGAAGGCGTCTGGTACTCCTAAGAGTATCAAGATTGAAAGAGATGCCAATAATAAGATTGTAGGGGCCACAGTATCTCCAACTAAGAAGGACTAATGGCGACAACACCAGCTTGTGGTTTTCTTCGTGAACAAGGAAACCCGCCTGTTTTAACCCGTTGTGATCAACAGGCAATATATCAGGCTTTAGCTGACGAACTCGGCGAGTATGTGCCTGCCTGTGCTGACTGTGCGGAGGGGCGTCAGGTCAAGATGCCGCAGGGATAACGCATGCCAGCCATTACCAACGAGCCGTTTCGTGGCGTAGCCATCGTCAGGCTCACGGATGCCACAGGCACTCGGGCATACACGCTTTCCATTGATGACGTTGACCCGCTGACGGTCGCAACTAATCAATCAACATGGGAGGGAACGCCGGGGTCATCCCTGACTCTGCGACTGGAGTGGGCTACGAGCGGAGCGCCTGCTTTCGCAGCGGCCGATGACGCGGATGCGATATTTTATATCCCGGCCAGCACGCAAATCGGAAGCACTATCGACTTCAATCCTTCTGGTGACAGCGGCAGCGCGACAGCGACAATTCACTTTGACGCTGACCCCGGCAACCAGTCTGCCGCCGATGCGATCCGTGCGGGGATGTTCGAGATTGAGTTGTCTGTTCGTCGGACTACCGCCGTGACTTGGGGGGCCGTTACTTCTCGCGGAACCGGCACTCCGCCAGCCGCAACCACGCTGAATTGGGGGCGCGGCTACGTTCGTGCCCCTGTAACGCTTTCGGCATTTTCGATCAGCGATGCTTCGTTGGGCGGCGCGGAACCCGGCGCGTTCTACGCGACAAAAGCCACATATAACCGCGTGACGCTCGATGCAGCATGGTATCGCGCACAGTTGTTGACGCTGAAGCATCGACAAAGCTCTACCGACATTCGAAGTTCGGACGCAGATACGCCAACGGATACGGCTGCGGTACGCAACTACACATGGAATGCGACGGCGGTTGGTGCTGGCAACAAGGGTCGCATCAATGAGGATTACGCGGCGGCATCGACTGTTACCGACGTGCAGATCAATTTGCCTGTCACGGCGTTCGGCGGGTCGAACGACGCCGAGTATGTATGGGCTGCTAGCGGGCACCCAGCGGGGTGGACGCGCGTCGATGACAACACGATGCGCTATACGTCCCGTATCACGGTGGACCCTCGCGTTCAGTGCGTTCACCACTTTCAGGTGGACAACAATACCTTCACGCTGGCATCCGATGACAACACGAACCAGATGCTCTCAACGCAGAGCGGGTTCCTGTGGACGATTCTCAAGGACATGGCCGGGACGGGCCTTAATGGCCTGACGATTCAGCAAACGTTGACCCCTGTGAATCCGGGAACGGCCGTTTCGGATGCCGCTACCGCTACCACGACGCAAGACGGTCAGGTTGGTGTGAGCGGCCGCCTTGATTGGACCGCCAGCAAACCCGGTGGCACTTGGAACAAGACCATTGATATTTCTGCGCCAAGCGACATGGACCTTGACGCTCTTGAAGTATCCGGCACCGATGCCTACGTCATGCTGAATGCTGACCCACGTATCCGTATCTTATGCGGTGGCGGCGACCTGACCAACCCCAAGAAACACTGGTCGCCCGGTCAATCGCTCACAGTTGGACTGTCTGTTCTTAGAGCCAAGACCCGCATTGCCTTTGACACCGGCACCGCCTCCTGTGGCGTGTTCAGGATGAACCCATCATTGGGCCGTGCTGAATATTGGGATGGCGCGGCATGGTCATTTGGAGATTCTCCGACGTTCTTCTCCATGTCTCCGAGTGCGGGCGATAGCAAGCTGGCGCTGAAGACATTCGCTGCTGGCGACACCACAAGCTGGTCATACGACAACCTGTTCTTCGTGGGCTACTGCGAGGTCAGTGGCACGCCGTACACCGGCCCCGGTTTCGAGGAGGTGGTGGATTCTTACTTTAAGCACGATGGCTCAAGCATTACTTCAGTTACGGTGCAAGACAATAGTGGATCACCGTCCGTAGCAGCCACGACTATAAAAGTGCCTAGCGGATCACTCACAGATGAAGGTAATGGTGTTGCCCGTCTCGATCTCTATTCGGGTGGTGGGGTCAAGCTTATTTCAATTGACGAGATAGAAAAGAAAAAGCGCAAGAAAACTCTAGAGAATCTTCTTGATGAAGAATATTCAAATGATGAATTTAAGAAAATGCTTGACTCTCTTGCTAAGAAGTTTCAGTCAACAGAGCCGGGAGCTAGACAACTCACGGATGATGAGGAAGCACTGCTCCACATCTTAATGCTTGTTAATAGTGACAAATTTTAGTTTTGTGGTATAATGTCAAAAATGGAGAATAATGCTTAGAAAACAGCCTTCTGAACAAGAAAGAGCCGCGTTTCAAAGACTCAAGCTGTCGGTAGACGGCGAGCTTATTAAGCGATTATTACAACAGAATCTTATAGCTGCTGATGAAGCTAATCGCCAGCTAGAAGGAGTGAACCTTAACCGGTCACAAGGAAGTGCTTTAACACTTAAAGCGATCCTAGATTTACTAAACTAGACGCAGTTATAAAATTGTCTCAGGGAACAATCCGATCCCCCTGAGTCTCGGCAATAGCTAAGGCCGCATCTTAGCACCCCCGAATCCCGTTACGTTAGGACAGCCATGCTGACCCCTTAGCGGACTTTACGGATCGTTAGGAGAAAACTACATGAGTACAGGAAACACACCTGACAACGCCCTACGGCCTATGTCGGTGAAGCTACCTAAAGCAGTACAGATGCAGATTAAGAGCGCAAATGAGAAGGCTGAACTCATCCGGGAATTTGAAAAGAAAACCGCTGATGGAAGCCATAATGTAGATGAAGTGCCTAATCCGCAGTCTGTACCTGATAAGACACCGGACACCAACGCTCCGGCTGCTGCACCAGTTGTCCAAGCTGAAGAGCCTAAACCCGATAAGGATGCAAAGTATTGGGAGCATAGGTTCAAGACTGCTGAGGGCATCTTTAATGCAGAGCGTACCAAGCTTAAGACACAAATCGGTGAACTTCAAGGTCAAATGCAGGAACTTCGTAATGCGTTGAGAGATACGCAGCGTCAGATTCCTCAAGAAGTGGACCTTTCGAAGCATTTCTCTAAAGAAGAAATCGAGGCTTATGGGCCAGATTTGTTAAAGGCAGTCGCTAAAACAGCCACCACTACAGCGAAGGAAATCGCGGAACGCGAGAATCAGGAAGAGTTATCTCGTCATATCGAGCCTCTTAAGAAGGAACTAGACGCAGCCCAAGCACAGCTCCGTGCAAAGACGGAGAAGATGTTCTGGGATAACCTGACGGTTAGAGTCCCTAATTGGACGCAGATTAATGATGACCCTAAGTTCCATTCGTGGCTCGAAAAGAAAGACCCACTTACTGGATTTATGCGTCAAGACTTACTTACGAATGCTCAGACCGCTTTAGACGATGAAAGAGTTGTAGCTTTGTTTGCTGCATTTTTGAAGGATTCCCCTGCACCAGCACCCGTGGTTAATCCACAGGTGGTTCCTGAGCCAGTCGGAACAACCCAAACAGTAGCCGGTGGAAACAATCCATCTGCTCCTTTCCTGAGAAGGTCTGAGATTAAGAAATTCTACAGCGATAAGGCTATTGGGAAGTACCGTAAAGCTCCACAGGCGGCAGCGGAAATGGAGAAGAGAATCCGTGCAGCTACTTTGGCTGGTACTATTATAGAATAAACAGTACAGGGCCCGCTGCACGAAGAATGACAATTAACTTAGGAGGTTAATTTATGGCAGGTCCAGCAAGAGTCGGTGGGTATCCCGACATTTCTAGCTCAGGTACGGTTGGTTACGTCCCTATTTAACTTTGGGGAATAAAAACCTTTTCTGAAAAACTGGAAGGAGGAAGACTCTAACCAGAGGGAACACGAAAGACAAACTAATGCAGTTCACGGGGACTCCGTATGAAGCACTTAAGTTGGAAGTATATAGCAGGACTTATTGATGGTGAAGGTTGTTTAGATTTCCAAATCAACAAGTCTAGATATAAAAAGGTAGATGGCTCTGAATCTGTTTCTACTTATATAACGCCGAGAATAAGGTTGGCGTTATCGGAACCAAGTAAGTTCGTTCTTGATTTACTACAAAATCAATGTGGCGGGAATGTTTGGTTCTCTGAAAGACAGAAACAAAATCCAGTATGGCAAAATGCATATTACTGGCAATTAGAAAATTCAAGATGCCGCGCTACTCTTCAAGAGGTTAAACAATTTCTCTTGATTAAGAAGGAACAAGCTGAATTCTTAATCTGGGTAATTGATAATCTTAGAGGCAAGGCGTTAAAACAGCAAGGTATCATAAATATCGAAGCTGCTAGACAGGCCGCCATAGAAGAGTTAAAGGCTATGAAGCGTGACCCGCAGAGACTAAGTGAAAAGGCAGTAGAAAGAATCCAAAAGATACTTAATACTGAAGCGATAGTCCAAATAACTTAATGTTATAATTGGAGGTTTGGAGTGGCAAACTAGTTGAAAAGCTATATGCCACTACCGTCTTCGGAGAGATTTGCTCTACCGAATACGAAGGTGAAATCAAGGGAATGGGCGATAACATCGTTATCCGCACAGTTCCTGATGTTACTGTAAGTGATTACACAATTGGTTCAACGTTCTCGCAGGCTGATTATGCTACGCCTAACAGCGCATCTGTGGAACTCCCAATTGATAAGGCTAAGAAGTTCCTTATCCGTGTGAACACAGTTGATCGTTCTCAGTCTGACCTTGACCTCGCGGAGATTTTCGCCGAGGAAGCGTCAATGAAGCTGAAGATCGAGATTGACAAGAGTGTTATTCAGAACCTTGATTCGGGCGTTCATGCCGATAACAAGGGCGCAACAGCCGGTGTTCTGAGCAACGACCTTGACCTTGGTGTTACCGGTACTCCGATCTCCATCACGGAATCGAATGCCGTTAGCCACATCCTTAAGATGGGTCAGGTTCTCGACGAGCAGAACGTTGGAGATGAGGGTCGTTTGATCGTTCTTCCGTCTTGGTATATCCGTAGACTGAAGGGGTCTGATCTGAAGACTGCTTCGCTGACTGGCGATGCTATGACTCCGCTGCGTAATGGTAAGGTTGGTATGATTGATCGCTTCACTGTGTATCAGTCGAACAATCTTGACCAGACCTCAGCGCGTACTAACATCATCGCGGGTCACTCAGCGGGTCTTGCATTCGCGGCTCAGATTACTGAGAACGAGCGTATGCAGAATCCTTGGGACTTCGGTCACCTACAGCGTGGACTTTGCGTCTACGGGTTCAAGGTGGTTGAAGGTAAGTTCCTCACTTCTAGCTTCGTTGTAAGCGGTTAATAGCTAAGGAGGAATGATCCAATGGCTGATCTAAAGAAGGTAACTTCTGTAGCAGTTGGTAGCTCTCAGACAAACTGGGGTGGTGGAAGTGGCAAGGCTAAGGCCCGTCACGGTACGCTTCCTTCGTTTGATGTGAAGAGAAACCAAGGATCGTCTGGTAGCAATAAGAACAAGCTACCTAGCGGTACTTATAAGGCTTAAGAAGTAAATGACAGAAGGGCTGGTCTGGTAAACAGGCTAGCCCTTTTTTACTTGAGGAAATGATATGGCTCTTGCTGCAAGCGTAATTATAGACAGATGCGAACGGACATTGCTTGACGACACCAACGTCCTGTGGTCTGCCGCAGAATTACTTGATTACCTCAATGCGGGTCTATCAGCTCTAGTCGCGTCTAAACCGGATACCAGCGTGACTACTGGCAACATTACACTAACTTCTGGTACTCCCAAACAATCGCTTCCTGCTGGCGGTATTCAGCTCTTAGACGTTATTCGTAACGCTACGACTCCATATACTGCCATCAGACAGATTGAGAGAAACCATCTCAATCATATTGACCCGGATTGGGCTAAAACCACCGGGTCTGTCGTACAACATTTCATGTATGATAAGAGAAACCCTAAAGTCTTTTGGGTTTACCCAACACCGTCAACTGGATTTACTATTGAAGCTGTGTATGCAGTCCAACCAACACGACTGACTGCTGTTTCAGATAATCTCCCTGTTGATGACCTATATGAGAATGCCCTTTACTTCTTTGTGCTCGCACTGGCTTACGCCAAGAACGCCAAGAGAGGCGATCTACAGAAGGCTGAGGGGTACTTCGCAGCTTTTTCTAACTCCATCGGTGTTAGACAAGTTCAGTATTCATTCTCTCCTACGACACCTGTAGAGAATCCTACAGGCGGGGAAAGAAAAGGACCAACGGAGTAACGAATGGCCGCTCTAAGCTCAATGTACTCTAGTGTCAGACTTTTCGCACAACAGTGCCCTGACGCTACTATTAAAAAGTTTCTGATCGAAGCGATCAGGGATTTCTGTAGACGTTCTTGGTATTACCAACAGACTGTACTAGTCAATCAGGTAGCTGGTACTGGAACCTATACTATCGTTCCCTCTAACAGTGAAGAAGTTATCGCAATAGACTATGTTCAACAGGATGGAGTTAATCTTGATCCAATAGATCAAGAGGATGCTGACTACAATGGCAGAGAGGCAACTGGTTACGTCTTTGAGCCGCCTAACTACCTATTCATTACACCCACCCCAACAACATCTGTAACAAGTGGAATAGAACTTAGACTGGTATTGATGCCACCTGAGAATACTACTACTCTTCCTGACTCAATCTACCGTAACTATAAAGAAACTATTGCCGCTGGTGCTCTCTCATACATTCTCTCAATGCAGAATGAAGCTTGGTCAAACCCAGCATTAGCCCAACAGAAATATCTAGAGTTTATGAATGGAGTATATGCGGCCAAGGGACAAAGGCTTCGTGGTTTCCGAGCTGGTCCTATATCAGTTAAGCCTCGGGCATTTGCTATCTAATGGCTATTATCCCTCCACAGATTGACGGTTCTGCCATTCCTGTCGCTGACCTAACAGATGCTATTGATACTGTTATCCCTATTGCTAATGGTGGTACTGGCGCTGAGACGGCTGCGGCAGCTAGAACCAACTTAGGTATCACAGCTACAGGTGCAGATACTACCTATGCTTTCAGAGCCAACAACCTTTCAGACTTAGCTAACGCTGCAACGGCTAGAACTAACTTAGGATTAGGAACTATAGCGACTCAAGCAGCCGCTAGCGTCTCAATCACTGGTGGTTCTATCACAGGTATTACTGACCTTGCGATTGCTGATGGTGGTACTGGTGCTAGCGATGCCGCTACTGCAAGAACCAATCTTGGATTAGGAACCCTTGCCACTCAGAATGGAACCTTCTCAGGTACTTCTAGCGGAACTAATACTGGCGATCAGACTATCACTCTGACTGGGGATGTGACAGGTTCAGGCACAGGTTCCTTTGCGTCTACTATCGCTGCTGCTGCGGTTACATATGCGAAGATACAGAACGTTTCTGCTACAGATAAACTTTTAGGTAGGTCTACCGCTGGTGCAGGGGTTATCGAAGAGATAACCTGCACTGCCTTCGGTCGCAGTATTCTTGATGATGTGGATGCGGCTGCTGCCAGAACTACTCTTGGCCTTGGCACTTTGGCTACACAGAACGGAACCTTCTCTGGTACCTCTAGTGGAACCAATACTGGTGACCAGACCATTACACTCACTGGTGATGTAACTGGCTCAGGCACAGGATCATTTGCTGCTACTATTGCTAGTGCTGCTGTTACCTACGCTAAGATACAGAATGTTTCCGCTACAGATAAGCTTCTTGGTAGATCAACAGCAGGTGCAGGGGTTATCGAAGAGATAACTTGTACCACATTTGGTCGTAGTATCCTTGATGATATTGATGCTGCTGCTGCTAGAAGCACTCTCGGTCTTGGTACGCTGGCTACTCAAAACGGTACATTCTCTGGCACATCCTCTGGTACAAACACTGGAGACCAGACAAGCATTGTTGGTATCACCGGAACTAAGGCGCAATTTGATACCGCTGTTACGGATGATAACTTTGCCTATCTAGCTACTGCTCAAACCTTTACCGTTGCTCAGTCATTTAGTGGTGGTATTAGTGGCGATGTAGCATTTGACACGAATACATTATTTGTAGACTCAGTTAATAATCGGGTAGGCATTGGAACAACAGCACCACAAAGATTACTTGATATTAATGCGGTTGCTCCTGTATTGCGAATTAATGCTAATGCTGGTGGAACATCAACTCTTGAAATATTATCTACTGGAAATTTTACTTGGAATTTACAAGGTGATACAAGTTTTAGACTATCAGTTGATAGCACTGAAATTCTTCGTGCTGCTTCTAATGGTAATATAACAATATCTGGAGCAGAACTTTTTATTGGTACATCTGCTCTTGCTCAAAGTATTGTTAATATCACATCTTCAATTACTGGTACCAGTGATATCTTCTTTAATGATACCACAATTAATATTGGATATATCAGATACAATCATTCTGATGATAGTTTATCATTTGCTACTAATAATGCTGTAAGACAAAAAATCCCCTCCGGTGGCAACGTCCTAGTCAACACCACGACGGATGATGGGTTCAAACTCCGAGTTAATGGAACAGGTAAATACGACGGCCTCCTAACCCTAAGTTCCGGCCTCACCTTCGGCAACGAGACGCTATCGGCCTACGACGAGGGCAGCTTCACCCCGACCATCATCGGT